ACTAACGGCCTTACGATATTCTGCGAGCTCACTCTGAAGCGATTCCATTTTCGAAGCCATTTCTTCAGATTCCTTTTCTTTTTGGTCACTTTCGGCTTCCAATTCACGTAGAATTGCTTCAAGGTCTAGTTCTTCACCTTCTTCAGAACCATGACCCATTTCATGATCCATTCCATGCATTTCATGCTTTGGTACAGATGGATCTGTTACGAACTTATTGACATCGGACGGACCTTGTGATGATTCCTTACCGATACCAGAAGATTGTGCCGGAACTTCACCCTTATGCATTCCTTCAGGTGATGCCGCTGGTGTCTTTTCTACTTCCTCTTCCTCACCATCTTCCTTCCAACTTTCATCAACTTCTTTGTCATCTGCATCTTCGTCAGCAGATTCATCAAGTTCTTCTTCCTCTTCTTCCTTTTCTTCTGAAAGATTGGATACATCTTCTTCGAGTTCCTTGATTACTTCGTCTAGGTCAAAATCGGATTCTGACCAGTCATCGTACCAATCTGCTGCGGAATCGCCAGCGCCTTCACCTCCTTGATCGATATCCGATGAGTCGTTTGCCGCTGTGGAAGGTTCTTTGTTATCACCAGTTCCAATAGTTGATGTATCTTCAGGACCACCACCAGACACATGTGTTGCGTCTTGGAATGGTTCTTCTTTTGCCTTATCCGCACCTTCTGCTTCCATTGCTTCTGCCTTCAAACGACGAGCCAACATGGATTTGATTTGAGGTGTAAATGTTTCTTCCAAAGCAATTTTTGCATTTGCAATAGCGGTTTGACGAACTGCTTCTGCATCTGCGATAGCATCCTTTAGAAGTTGATTTGTGATTTCTGCCATTCTTTGGTTCTCCATAAAAATGACTATTCGAGTCATTATTCGGTTATAAATAATCAAATACTACAAAAACACCCAAAATGAAGGTGTACTGGTAATATATAGTGTTATTATTTAGAAAAGTGTTATTTTACCAATCCGAATTTTTTCTTTTTTCTATTTTCTTTTCTTCTCGGATTCTCTTGCGTAGCGCTTCTTGTTGTTTAAGTATTTTTTTCTTTGAGCGCTTGACGTAAAATTCTCGTCTCTTAACTTCATTGACAATTTCTGCTTTTTTTACCATTCTTGTAAAAACTCGTAATGCTTTTTCCAAATCGTCTTTATTATCACCTTTTACTTCAATGTACATACAACCTCCAATTATTTATCTAGTAACTAATTTATATGCTGTTGCTACCATTTTTTCCATAGGTAGTTTAAGTAGTTTTTCTCTATTTTCCGTTGACAATTTTTTTAATACTTTGGTTAATAATGCGGCAGTGTATATGTCAATCATGACGCCATCAATTTCCGTTGGTTTCTTATCCTTTAATACAGAAAATATTTTACTTTGTTTTTGACTGTACTCTTCCACGATTCCTTTCATTTGCTCGGGTGTTTGGGATTCCCATTTACTTCTTGAACTATATTTGTCAAACCAGGTACGATCATCACCACCAGCGGGCCATTTAGGTGTTGATGGTGAAGTCGATTGTGTGTTAGATGTAGTAGCTCCTTGTCCATAATGACCTTTATTTCGAGACTTTTCCCACCACTTTCTTTTATCTATAAAAACTACTGGATCTTTTTTACTTTTACGTGTTGTTTTGAATTGATCTAACCAAGGAGCACCAGATGATGGTTGTGTTGGTCGTGTAGCTTGTGGATTTTTATGTCTTGCATATATTTGGTCTGCTGCACGACGAGCAGGTGACCCCTTTGGATATGTTTTTTGGTCACCATAAATAGATCCTAATTTTGCTTCATGTTCCTTCCCAGTTTCATCTTTCCATTTAACAATTTGATCACGTACCGATTCTTCGTTAAATGAAACTAATTTGGGGTCATTGGAAATGTGTGGTTGCTCGGAAGATGCCGGTGGAGTATCCGTTACAGGAACCCCGTATTCGTCCGTTTCAGGAGTTTCTAACATTTGACGAATCTTATTTGGTAAATCTTTTATTTTGGTAGTCGCATATTTCTTCACATCATCTGCGGACATAGTACGAGCTAATTTACGTACTTCGGGACCGAATTTGTCTCCCTTAACACGTCCAGTTTGTACCGCGTGTACAATACCAAATAGTTTTTGTTGTGCTTTACTAACTGCTGGCATCTTACTTCTCCAAATATATTTCCGGATGTATATATCTATATTTTCGCATCAACGTACCCGCCATTGCGTTTGCTTCATTTTCAATATCCGATCCATCACTACCATCAGGAGTCATTCCTTGTTCACGTTGTCTGTGATGTACTAATTCATGCGCTAATGTACGTAAAATATCGGCAATATGTCTTTTTCCTACATAAACTTTTAACTCTTCGGTTTCTGGTGTGTACATACCAAAAGTTTGTTCTAAAGAATCGTTTGTAAATGTTACTTTTTTGGGTAACGTTTGTAATTCTAATGTTTGGGCAACAAATTTTACAAAGTCATGTATAATGGCTTTATTATGTATTTCATATAATAAATCCATCAATTTCATATTATGAATTCTTTTTCTTACGACCAGCAGTTTTCTTAACTTTTTCCACTGTAATTTTTGCAGCTTTTCCGGCTTTCTTTGCTGTATCCACTACATCTTTCATATCCACTTTACCATCATCATTCACATCTGCAGCACTTTTTACAACAGATTCTACCTTTTGTATAGGTTTAGCAAACGTTTGATTGGTTTCTTTGTGAACCCAATAAATAATGCCACAAATCATAATAATTAAAATCACAGCTGATAACATAAAAACTCCTTATTAAATTATTTTAGTTCACCAAGAAAATCATAAATAAGTGTGTCAATTCTAGAATATGGTGTAATTATTGAATTTGCTTTATTCTCGTTAATAAATGCACCATGTGTTGATGGATTACTAACAATATCAAAACAAATCAAACTGAAGTCTTCCTGTACTTCTACCGAACTTTCCCCAATCTGCTTTACTGATCCTAATCCGCGAGAAGATACACCCAACCGTATATTATTTTTGATTAATTCACGAACAATATTTCCAGATGGTGTAGAAAGAATTTCAATATTCCCCTTAACATCAGCTCCTTCAAACCACAAATCTGTTACATTACAACATACATTTTTGAGATTAACCACAGGACTTTCTGGATGGTCCAATTCTCCCAATGCTCGTCTTTGAGTTACGAAATTTTGTTTATACGACGCAGCTTCACGTGCTAAAATATCCTTCGGGTATACTCGCCCATTTTGATTTTTAAAATCTGCTCGTTGTAATACCACATCTTTCAATATAAGAGGTTTACTAATATCGGATGCTTCTTGTAATAATCCTGTACCGTAATTAATAACGTTATATTCTACAAGTAATGTTTGCATATTATTGTCCGCGAATTTCACGAATACGTGATGCTAAATTTAATAATCTGGATTCTAATTTTAGTAATCCCTGTTGCGTACGTTTCCACAATTGCTCACTTGCAATACCAGATTCTAGTTTCAAACGTTCGTTCATTTTTATGACCCGTTCTACTTCTTGTAGATTTCTGTTGAGTTCCGATATTGCTTTTGCTATTTTCTGATGTGGTGTCGCCGTAGGATCTTTTTTATATGTATGATATCGGTTTTCGTTAATATTTTCTATCTTGTCAGCTGGTCGGTTTAAATCTTTTTCACCTCGTGAAGTCAATTTAAATCCTGTTGTACCAGTTGCAATGTGTTTCTGTTTATCGATACCTTGTTTTTTATTTCCACGAAAAGCCATAGGTGTTAAATATCCAGCAACATTAGCAGTTGTTGTCATTTCTTGTAATTCTCTTTCAATCATTTTTCTAATAATTGCACGAAATTTGTCTGTCTGTTCCATATGTTAACTCTTTACTGTGTCTAATGTTTTAGAAATTTCCATAGCTATCAACAGCGCAGTCATATGATTTTCTTTGACCACTTGAACAGAACGAATTTTTTCTAATTGTGCAACCACTTCTGATAATTTAATACGGGTAATCTTATCACCAACTTTATTTACTTTTATCTTTAATTCTTTTATAAGATTTTCTGCTTCTACTATAGCGTATTTACGTAATTGTTCACCATTTGATACATTGTAAATATATTCACGTAATAAATTTTTTTGTTTGTCATTTAAATCTGCGTACTTTTCGTTAAATTTTTCAATAAGAATACGATACGATAATAATCTTAAATCTTCTTCTTGGGATTTCAATGTTTCAAATAATTGAGTATCATTTTTTATTTCTTTATTAATAAGACTACCCGTAAGATGTTCTACTATAGTAAATTTAGCAGATACCAAACTATCGATTTCTGCATAGTCTGTTATTTCATTTACCGATCCGTCAAACATTTTATAAATTGACGCATATACTTTATAAGAAGGAACACGTGCACCCAAAAATTCCTTTAAATCATAATGATTTTTTACTTCTTTTATTAGATTATATTTTTGATTATTGAGTGTTTTTTCATTCAACCGTTTACGTTGTTCATTGATCAAACTAACTAATTGAAATGCTTTTTCCTCACTCAAATTCTGCACGTTAAAAAATGAGCGATACAATATCAATTCTTTACCCAATTCCGTCTTGGAATTGAAATGTTCTCGCATAAGTTTGATAGCCGTATCACTTTTACGATTTTCCAATGCATCTGAAGTGATTTTACGGACTAATAACTCGAAAAGAATGCCCGTATTACGAATCTTGTTGTGCCTGACGTTTGATTTCATATGTATTCCGTTTTGTGACATATTATACCGTCATATATTAAATATAACGAATATTTCTAAGACTTTAGTTTTCAAGGTCTAGGATGTTATTTTCATCCAACAAAGAACCAGTTTCTTGTGATTCCATTATAACTTTTTTACCAGATTTTCTATTTAGGAAGGATTGCAGTTCTAATGCCAATGGTGATTTTCTTTTATCGTTTCTTTTTTTACCAACCGATAAAGCATCGGAATTTTCTTTACTTCCCAAAGGATCACGTCCTCGTGGATGACTATCTTGTCCAAAAGACATACCTTTTTTTGGACGACCCATTTTGACTTCTCCCAATTCTTCTTCCGGTACTTCGAACTCACTTTCTTCTTCAGTATTATCCAAAGAAGACAGAATAGTATCTACATCGTCAATTTGCTCAACTCCGTCCTCCACAGGTGGTTGCTCTTCCGGTGGTGATTGTTCGGTAGATGGTTGTTGTGGTTGCGATGTTTCTTGTTCAAGCCTGGTAAGTTCTGCCATACGTTTGACATCTTCAATTACTTTCCTTCGTTCTTCTTTTACCGAATCCTCTGCTATTTCGAATATATTATGGTATATCCAATCTTGTGATATAAGTTTTGTACCCATTATATCGCTTGCTAATTGGACTTTTTCCTTCCACATATTTAATTTTTCTTGTTCATACACTATAGAAGGTGATGTCAAACTTAGTTCAAAATCTATAAGTTCGTCATCACGGAATCCTTGAATATACAAATGAATTATTGCAATTTTAGTTAATTCCGATACCATAATACGCTGGATTCGTTCGATTGTACGAGCGAAACGTACATCCTGTGCAGCCAACGTAGCTTTTCCATTAATATCTTCTTCATATCCTATAAATGATTTGGGGACTTTGAAAGCAGCTAATAACTTATTTCGTAAGTATTCAATATCTTCGATTGCATTAAATTGTAATCCTGGTAAGTTTTGGATATCCGTACCCGAATCTTTACCACGTACAGGAAGATAAAAATCTTCCGTTATATTTTGCATATTATAACGTAAATTGTAATCACCCGTAT